CGTTTTGGCCAATAAATATAATCTTTATCTGGATTTTTCATAAGATTATATAAAAGAGGTAAAATTAATTGCTCAACTTTGCCCATATCTACTATATATTTTTCTTCTAAATATTCTTTTTTATAACTAATTTCTTTAATTGCGGAATCTATTTTCTTTTCTAAATTTGCAAAACTTTGAGATTTTGCTTGAACCTCAACTATTTTCTTTTCTACTTCTGTTGTTTTTGCTTTATATTCTTCATCATTTACTGCGGAAAAACCGAAGTCATAACTATCATATTCATCAGGTATTATTGCCATTTTCGTATCCGTATTTGCAAATCCAATAAGAGTCAACTATATCTGAAATGGGATTTTTATCGCAGTTTATTTGAAATTCATCTATGAGTTTTCTATGCGTATCAGACACAAAAGAATCATACATCAATTCTTTATTTGCGTTTCCCTTATCGGATGCGTATTTTTTGATTACTGTAGGGGGTATCATTTTATACCCAAGTTTACAGTTGTATAAAGTGTTTTTTAAAATTGCCATATTTTCTGCAATTTGCAAAATTCTTTGTCCAATTGCGGCATATGCATAATCTTCAATAAAAACTACTTGATGCAAGTTTTGATCTGTAACATCATATTTCATAATACATTTTTTAACCCAAGACGATAGTCCTAAATATCTTTCCATCTCTGTATTATATTTAGGATATTTTTCTATTCGAATATTACGAAAAGATTTCCATCTTTCAAATTGTCTATCATTTTTTGCTAAACAATAATGTGTAATATTTTCATATTTCCACTCTCCACGACATTCTGTTATGGCTGGACTGGTTAATGAATAATCAATTCCCACATATAAATCAGGTGTCCCAGTTGCCATCATCTTCTTCTTGTAATTCTATTAATTCTCCGCAATAAGAGCAAAATCGTACTATTTCATCTTCGTCTTCATGAACAAGAATTTCATACGTTTTAAAACAATAAGTGCAATTAATATTTTCCGATATTTCCATATTAAGACTTTAAGCCTTCTCCTCGTCTTTTAATGATTCTTCTAATTGTTCAACGGTCAGAAAAACTTGACCCTCCAAAAAAATTTGAGGGACTTTTTTACTTCCTGTAATTGACAATATTTTACCAAACAATCTCTTATCCGCCTGAATGAACATATATTGTTTTTTATACTTATCTAATAAAGATTTTGCTTTTTCACACATTGCACATTCCCTGAAAGTAAAATGTCCAACAACATAATTTCCTTTGTTAAAATCTATTTCATATTTTAGCATTATAAATCCACCACTTCACACCCATCACCTGCGGCGCAAGCTAATTCTTGTGATCCTACAGTAAAATCTTTTTCCTCATATGCAGATAATAATGACCAATCAACATTTTTAGGCATTGCTTTTAATGCTTTTGTATATTCAGCTTTTGTACAATCTTGATAAGGTGCTTGCCTATATGCATGTTCAGAAAAAGGTAAAAAAGATATTCCACTAATATCATCAAAATTATTCCATACCCAATTTCCCATTTCTATCCACTCATTTTCTTTGACTGAAATGGTAATAGATGGTTTGTGTTCGCACCAATATTTTTGATATGTTGACCAAAGATCTAACTGTTCAATCGCATTTATATCGGCTCTACATCTTGCATTTTGTGGACTTTTCATAGGAAATGAAAATACAGATGTGTGTTTCGGTTTCATCACATCTGGTTCATTTGGAAAGTTTGCTTCCTTCATGAATTTACAAAGCGGATCTTTATTATCAGCCCGCACTGTTCTAATATAGTAGGGATTGTGACGAGCATGTATGCCACTAGCAGAATCAACAAGTTGACTAACCGTACCAGAAGGTTTGACACAAGTAATTGCGGCAGATTGCGGGATGTTAAGTTTTTTTGAGAATTCTTTATTAGTTTTAATTGCAACATTTTTTAACTTATCCAATAAATCTTTTAAATTGCCTTTTTTACCATTTGTCAAAGAATTATCCATTATTCCTGTAAGAGAGACCCCCAAAAGTCGTTCCTCTTCGCAATTATTTTTCCATTCTTTTGATAAATATTTGAAACTTGTAAGAGTTGATTGAAATGTTCCAATGATAGTTGCAAGTTTAATTTTATTTTCTAAAGATTCTAATGTATCATCTCCTCTGATTACGACTTCTGAAAGATTACAAAATTCCCTACTTCTAAGAATAATTTCACTACATGGATTAGTGCCAAAATCATTTCTAGGTTTTCGTCTAATATGTTCTTCGGTATTCATTTTTTCTACTTGCTGTCTAGCCGCCAAACTATTATAAATTCCCCGTTCTCCTGATTTGGAATCATAAAGGGATAACCATTCTCTCATAAAAGTACCAACATCTGGCTTTTCTTTATAGTTAACAGAGTTATTGGCGAGGGCTCGTTGAGGATTATTTTCCCACCAGAGACCCGATTTAGCATGTCTCATTGTTTCATCATTAAGATTAGATAAACTAATAAGAGCAGATCTACGAACACCTCCTACGACAACAATTTCTGCAATTTTACATACAATATCATGCGCTTCTATTGATTTTAATTTACGCCCGGAAGCATTTCGAAACGTATTTATAGTAAACATAAAAAGATCTTCTAATGGCTCAGGACCCGAGGCTCTTCCTCCAAAGGTTTTAAGAGCAGAACCCGCTGGTCTTATCTTAGATAAATCCCATTTTGGTATTTGCCCCTGCCAAACTAATGAAATCAATTCTTTATATGATTTTGCCCACCCCAATTTTGAATCTGCTATAACAATTGTAGTATCTGTTTCATAAAATTCATCTGATATAATAGGAAGTTGATTAACATATTCTTCTTCCACAGAAAATCCCACTCCTGTTCCATTCATTAACACATATAAAATTTCATCAAATGATCGTGGACTATCTATTTTTACATACGAACAATTATAACCTGCTATATTTTCTTTTTTGAGTGCTTCACCGGCCGTCATCAAGCACCTCATTGAAGGCATCACTTTAAGGGTTAAAATTGCCTCACGCAACTCTGCTTCTAGTTCATTACTAATAACAAAATCATGATTATCATCTAAATGTTCTTTAAAAAATGCCAAATATCTGTTAACCGTTTCTTCCCAGGTTTCACGTCTTTTGAGATTATAATTCCATCTTGCATATCTCGATAAATGAATAAATGATTGATATTCTGTTGGTAGAGACATTTTAAATTCCTTTCAATTTTTCTAAAAACTCTTTACGTTCTCGGGTTGATAAGTTAAACTCTGCGTTTGTCATTATATGCAGGTCTTCTACAAGTTTAGGGTCATTAAAGTCCAATGTACATTTTATATTGGCTTTAATGATCTTCATTTCTTCTGCTGAAAATGTTTCAGCCTTTAAGATATAATCTTCAAATGCTTCACAACTTATAGGAAATAATGGTTTTACTAAATCATACATTATATTTGCATAATCTCTAATTTCTTTTTGAGAATGAGAATCCATGCGTAATTTGGAAAATTTAAAAAAATTATTTAAATCTATCTTCCAAATACATTCCGTATAATTAGAAACTGGTAAAACAGTTCTTGCCAATTCTCTTGCAATACCATTAAAACCATCATAAAACCCGTCTAATAGTGTAGGGTCTACAATTTGTTTATAACACATCTGTGAGTGTTCATTCGCATCATACATTCGCCCAAGAACAAGTGTTTTGTTGTCTTCATCTAATTCTTTTCCTCGGCCTTGATTGTTTTGCTCTGATTGCTCATGAACATCTTTTTCTGCAGGTAAATAAAATTCGTCACTCATTATGGAATAACGGCCTGAATATTCATTTATGTTAGCGGTTCGGTGTCTAACAAATTGCCTCATTACAAAGATAGGTAGTTTTAAATGAAATTTCACTTCACACATTTCAAAAGGAGATGTGTGATTATGCCGCATTAAATATCGAATTAAATTTCTTGTTTGACTAGTTTTTCTCGTACCGGTTCCATAACTAATTCTTGCGGCATTTTCGACTTCTTCATCGGAGCCCATCACATTTAATAACTTCACAAATCCATGATTATGCACTTGTTTTTCATTTATCATAATTTAAATTCTAATAATTTTGTTTTTGCAATTAATCCTTGAAAGGTATTATTTTCCATAACACTCATAACATTTACATTGTTTAATATCATATCATTAATGTCTTTTTCCATTACATGATTGGGCCAAATAACTATCTTATGGTTATCTGAAATAATTTTATCCATTTTTTTAACAATTTCTTTATTTCTTTTTTCATTATCATAAACAAATACTACATCAATATCATTTAATAGTGTTTTGCATGTCGATAAATCAGCTCCGGCCATAGCAAGAGAATTTTCTACAAATAAAGAATCTATCGGACCTTCAACTATATAGGTGGTCTTATTTTCATTCCAGGTGTTCAATCCAAAAATTTTTGGTGCATTTTCTTTAACCTTAATTGTCACATATCTTAATTTAGAACTTTTTATTAATGATCTTCCTTGAGCGGCAATCAAATTATAATCTTTATCAAAAAAAGGTATGACCAATCTAGGATCATTTTTAATTAATTCATAATGTGTATCGAGGTTAAGACTTTCAACCCATTTTTTAAAATCCTTAGCAAAATAAAGATATTGGTATTTATTGGGTACAATGTTTCTAGATTTGACATACTGCTTACAAAAATGTTCATCGTTTAAGTCTTTTACGCATGGTATTTTTAGATCAATTTTTTTAAATTTTGGAATATCAAATTTGAATGTTGGCTCCTTATAATTACTAAATTTATTTTCACCAGACATATATCTTTCCATACAATATTCAGAATGCAATCTTACATCCAACTCTTTTAAAAAATTTGAAAAAGTTTTCCCTACTCCGCAATTATGGCATTTATAAAAAAGATTATTTTCTTTTCTATGAACATATCCCCTTGCTTTGGTTAGTTTTTTTTGAGAATCTCCGCAAATTGGACATCGGAAATTCCAGAGATATTCTTTTTTTTGTTTATATAAAGGAAGTCTACTAGATAAAAGGTTCAAATATTTTACATCAATATAAAGAGACATGTCAAATAATTAGATAGAGGATATATTAGAATATAATATAGATTTATTATAATTATATCAAATTTGACTATAAAAGTCAACTACCACGAGGCCAATAATAAAATTTTTTGAATAGATTCATCATCTACTTTTAAATCGTAAGCATACTTATAAACTGGAGACAAATCTTTGACTTTGTTTTTGTTTTTTATAGACACAACTAATTTCAAAACTTGTTGTTCATTTTCATTTAACAGCATACTCATCTCGCACAACAACACTAAAATTAGTTAAGTGATTTAATTTGACTATTCTTTCAGATATAAAATCAATCTGTTTTGTTATATGTTTTATATCAGTTTTCACTATAGCCACATCGGATTTTAATTCTATAATATTAACAAGACTCCATCCTACTATGGTTATGATAACAGTTATCATAGGAACCAATATGACTTTTTCAAACAAATTTAAGGGGTTGTATTGAAAAATCTCGTTCATTTTCATTCTTTATGTGTTTACAATAACACCGCTAGTGTCTCTAATTGTTATCAAACCATGTGCGCCATCAGAATTATAACATTTTGCGGTAAATGTTGAATCTCCATTAGAATGATAAGTTTGGATTAAATTTACACCCGACCCATTATTCGTTTTTACGGTCAATTCTCCCCTATCATCAGCGGAAGTGCCTTCATGATCGACAATTATTTCTCCCAATTTATGCATAGCAGTCGTTGTTATGATTGTGGTTATTTCCCAATAATCATTCAACGTATGACCAGTTGTTGCGGCAAATGTAATTGTTATGCCATTATCTAATTCTTGAGTGGACCCCATAACCGCAACACCAGTGGCTTCCCAAGTTGATCCCCCATCATTTGACCAAGTAAATGTATCAGTAGCGGCGGCCGCATCAATTTTTACTCGATAAGTTCTAACATCAGTTGAATTATAATTTCCTCCAAATGTAATATCATCTAATCCAGATACCGTAGCGGTGGTTGTACCAAATCCTTTAAAATAATCATTGGCAGAATCTTCGCCATCAGACCACCCCTGAAACGCAATATTAGTCAATCTAGCGGCGGCTCCATCGCCTTCTGTATGATTTTGTATTGTAAGTGTATCTCTTGCTATCATGGTTGCTATTCTTTCTATTGATCACTAAAAATTGACTTAAATTTTATATCAACATTTTGTTTTTTTACTTTATCTTTTTTAAATTCATTTAAAAGATGTTGCAAATTTCCTTGTTTTTCTTCTATACGCAATTGCTTTTTACTCTTGGGTTCTTCTCTTAACTTAAACATTCTAACGATAGAAGAAATGGTTTCAGTATCACTCTTATTTATATTTTTCTCTACCAACACATCTATTACATTTTTTGCAATACTGTAACTGATATCATATTTTTCTGCAAGAATTGTAGTTTCTTTTTGTTGTCTAAAAGCCGTGAAATCCAGCATGTTTACGTCCGTATTTAAGATAAATCATAGAACCGGTTAGTTCATCTTGTAACACAATGGGTTTGCTTGGATTAGCTCTTCCATATTGTCTAATGGCTTCTCCCGTATCATCATTGCCTACATATTGTTCATATTTAGCATATCGACGTTTACCGTATCTCGCTCTCATAAAAGTTTCTGGTTTAACTATAAAAACCTCTGAACCAGCAAATGTGCTTCCTTTTTTTATTTTCTTCTTCTTTATTCCTGGTTCTGATTGTCCTGGAATAGAGGGATTTTCAACACCGAGCCCTGCAATAGCGCCTCCACCAGCGGCCAATCCGTCTTCGTTCAATTCTTCTTCTCTGCGGCTAATTTCATCTATTAATAGACCAATTTCTTTTTTATTATATTGACATTCTTGTAAAAATGATGTATATTTTTTTTCTAAAAATGTCTGATCATAATATAATTTTGCGTTTTTATTTTCTTCTTTCAGTAAAAACAGCGCCGCTACAAAAGTAGCAAATTTTGTTGATCCCCCAGGAACTTTCGCTAAAATTTTTTTTAAATTAAAAACCAATGTATCTGTTAATGTGTATGATTCTTTTTCTTCTTTAGTCTTTAATTTACTTCTTTTTTTAAGAATTTTTCCGTTTTTATCAATAATCCCCAATTCAAAAGCTTTCGTGCTACTAAAAGGAGTCGCAAGTCTTTTAATAAACGTATAAACAAAAAATATATTACCTGCGGCTGAAGCTAATCCCATTTGGTGTTATCTCTCGTAATCTGTTTGCTATTTCTAAATTTACTCTTATATCACTACTAATAATCTTTTCGCCATTTATGCTTGATATTTGTTCTGGCATGAATTCTAAATATATCAAAAAAGTTTTTAAATAAGTCCAATATTTTTGAGATATTTTCAAAAATAATATTCTAGATAAAACCTCAACTGGAAAAACATTTCCTAATGTTATTATGTGATTTAAAATTAATCTTTCCTTTAAATCACCACCTAAATGATATCGATTCAACAATCTTTTCAGGTATTTTATAATTTTTAAATCATTATGAAAATCTTGTTCACTTAAACATTGAGGATTTTCATAATATTTCATTGCATATAATATATAATTATCTTTATTCAAATCATCAAACACTGGTTTTTCTTTCAATCAGCTTTTTATGGCTGTTTCATTGTTTATTTCTTCTTTTCCGGTTAAAAAATAAGTACACGTTTGAATTGCGCCATCAATCATAGTAAGATGAGTTTTTAAATTCAGTAATTCTGTTTCAAATTGATTTATTTTTTGTATCGTCAAACCTCTATCATTATTTAATTTTTCAAATTCTTTTTCTATTTTTTCAATCATGATATTATCAATTCTTTTTTTATTCTCGTCATAAGTTGCAACATATTCTTTTTCTAAAACCGTTTGATTTTTAGTGGGTTTTTTTTTCATAATATTATTAATATTCCTCTATAAAAACATTTCCTGTAAACTCTTCTAATTTTCGAATCATACGTTCCATATTTACACGAATAACTTTTCCTGTCTTAACGTTTCTAGAATAAAATTCCCATTCATTGTTTTCATTGTGAGGACCAAGTTTTGTTTCATTTCCCCCCTCATCCATTGTATATATGTGTGATTCTGCGACATCATC